TCAGTCGCATATTTAGCTAGAGTTCTAAGCCATTGTTGAAATAATTTAGGCTTGATTAAAAGGTCGCCTAATACAAAAATTGGCGCATTGTCGTTTGGTTTAAAGATTACTACACCTTCATCTTTTCCCGGAATTAATTTTACTTCTGACATACTACTTAAATTTAGATTTAATTACTGATTTTTGCTCACTTGTAAACTCATATGTGGCGTAAGCATTAACCACATCTTTTTTATCTGCGCTCCTTATAAAAGAGTCAAATTGTTCTTTAGACATTTCTAGCTTTTGGTCGGGCTCGTTAGTCCAAGCATTTAGACCAATTCCGTGCAGTGCGATATTCTTAGTAAGGCATCTCATTGAGCTATTTTGGACATCTGTAGAGGTAACCTTATCAAAGGGAATAGGTTTATTTCTATTATCCATTATAGCGAGTTGCATTGGGTGAGTTATTCCAAAAGCATCTACTTCTGTTTCTACCCAACAAGTTCGACCATCGGTGTGATAGTTCCAACCTTCACTATTTTTAATTACTCTCCAATTTGCGGTTGAGTATTCCCTCTTAAGTAATGACCAAGCAATCGACCAAGGGAGGTAGTCTAGATTGCCTTTCTTTTCAAAGTGCACCCTTGTAGGGATGCTCTCCATTCTCTTAAAATAGTTTTGTTCCATAGTTTACCATTTAAATTTATTAGCGTTAAAAAAATCGATTTTGATACCAAGGCGCTCTAGCTTTTTGACCTCGTATATCCTAAAGCTACTTGGGTCTTTTAGACGTTTATCTAGAGTGGGTCTAGATATGTCTAATAACTTAAGTAGACTTGCTTTGTATATTCCTAGCCTAGCTAGTTCCATTTCAAAGTCTTTTTTAAAAGTGGGTTCTTTCATAACAAAAAAAAGGGGGCGACAATCAAACCCCCTAAATGTTAACCAATTAATATATATATAAATGAAAAAAGTTGATTGCCTATATTTTTAATCTTTAAACTTCCTCTACTTGAAATACTCTAGGAAAATTCTTAACCATTCTTTTTGCTATAGGTAAATTTGAATTTGCACCTAAACAAATTAGCTTAGCAAGCGCATCTTGCTTTTCGAATAGTTCTTCTTGCCAAATCATATCTGAAAAAAAGAAATCCTCTCCTAAAATTTCACAAAGTCTATTGACGAATTGAGTGTTTGTAATTGTTTGCATTTTTAATTGTTTTAGCGTTATTGATGTTCAAATATATAAATTTAATTTTATAAATAGCAAATTAATTTTACATTTTTTTAGAAAAAAAACCCCTAAAGCGCTAGAAACCTAACAACTCTAGGGGCAGCAAACAAAAAAAGATTTTGCTTATTTAGTCAAATAGGCTTACATAAAAGGTAGTTGCATCATCATCTTGGTTGGGAACGTGCATAGATATATCGAACTCTGCTGCTTTTACATTGTACTTCATTGAATCAATGTAGCAAGATGCCTCTTCTTGAAATACGTCACTCCCAAAATCAACGTGAATCTTATTGTGGAATCCCATAGGTTGTAATCCTTTATCTCTAAAAGTTCCCTCATAGCGACTTAAATAGCTCCTATAATCGTTTACCATTTCAGCAGTGATACATTGCTCTAGTTTTTTTCCTACGCTATCTCTCTGGCGCTTAAAATCGCCCTCTATCTTGCCTATAAAATAATCTGCATTCTCTGCTTCATTAGACAATATGTAACCCTTTTTCTCGTTATGAAAAGAGAAAGTACCATTGTTTGGGCTTTGTGTTCTAGTAGAAATAATTCTATTGTCGCTTACCTCTACCTTTTCTGCTATAAAAAAGTTGTCTATATAGACTGCTGAAAAATCCGAGTTCGTGCCTACAGGTATGTTTCTTAATCTACATATTGATATATCTATATTAACATCATCATCACTACTCGAAGTAATATATGGCTCTATATTTATTGTAACCTTACCCCAACTATTTACAGTTGATGTTTCTGTGGTTTTAGCTTTCATTGCTCCAGTTTGACCATTGTAGTTTATCCACTCGTTATTATCAAAGTCATACTCTTTATCGTAAGCTGACGAGCCACTATAAGTATGTTGCAACCCTATCTTTACTCTAAACTCAAATTTATCTGTATCATCATCGGTGGCTAGATAATAATTAAAGCCAACAGTCATAGGCTTGCCCTGTGGAAAAGGATTGTGCTCTCTAGCTATTGTAAGCATAGCAGTTTTAGAAACATCACTCTCTTGACTAAGTTCAGTAGACTTAAAATATTTAGTGCCACTCAAAGCGCTTACAGGTTGATCAGTGTCGCTTATTATTGCAGCGGTCCCGGTAGCTGGGGGCTGTATAACAAACTTCTCATCGCCATAAAGAAAATGAGCGTTTTGGTTTTTGTAGTACAAGTTAGTAAGTGATGTCTCTATAGATGCTTTTTTAGAGGGTCTTTCATACTCTCTTATCAAATCCATATTAATAGGCGTTAAATCTCTTTTAGTCTTGTATAAAATGTCCTCGTTATCGGTCTGCAAATATGTTCCTGTAGAATCAAAGATTTTATAGTCTATCATCTCTGAGCCACCTTCTAAATAGTCGAGTTGTAAGTTTCTTATTTTTCCCATTAGAATACTGTTAAACTAGGTTGAGTAATATTTAATTGATGCAATACAGTTCCAGAGTTAAAAGCTAAAAATTTGACGTGGGCGTATCTTGTACCTCCAAAAGAGTAGTTACCATCAAATCGCAAAGTTACCTGCTTTGTATCTTCATCTCCTTGTGTTGGTGTAATGTGTACCCAATTCACAGGGGTATTTGTACCATCTACTGTATGAGCCACAACTCTAAATTTTCCATCAAATAGAGGTAAGTTGCTAGGATTAGATATGTAGTTACTAGAGAATAAATAGGTAGCATATCCTCCAATAGTTTCTGCTGTAGATATAGTTACACCACTAGTAACACCTGTGGCATCGTTAGAGGTTTTAGGTGAGCCTCCAAGAGTTAGCGTGTCACTTTTATCTGATCCTTGTATCGTTCCACTTATAGTGATATCAATCGGATTTTTACCACTAGAGTCTCTAGTATCTAGCAATAAACTTCTGCTCACAAACTCACCACTTGTAAGTATTGCTCCAATGTTTCCTAAACTAGAGAAGAAAAAATCGTCATCTGGCGTGAGTGTTCTTGTCTCTGAAAATGTATCCCCCTCTTCACCTGAAAAACTAAACTGAGTTGTATCAAAAGTGGTGTTCCCTACATTATTCACAAAGCTAACTGTAGTGGTGTGCTGCTTTACAGGTACTGTTCCTGTTACCCTAATTGTTACAGAATAACCGCCATCTTCTGGGAATATAGCTGAAACACTAAAGCCACCTGTGCCATTTAATAGATTTGAATCATTGACACTAACATTTGAGTTTGTGCCTACTAGAGTAGCTGTATATTGATTAGGGTTTGTAAATTCGTAATTTGCATTAGGCACAATCCTAGGCGATATTGTCATAGCATTAGTGCCATTAACATTATAAGCCTCATAAGTATAAACGTAAGGATTTGGGTAGTTTATGGTTGTGTTAGCTATTTGATTTTCAAAATAAACCTTTATCTCTCCGCCTACAACATCATCTGGTGGGTCTGGTGGGTCTGCCACTATTATATCTATGGTAGTTGTATCAGAGTCACTACCCTCGCTATTTGTACAAGTCACGCTAACAGTCTCACCATCGTGACTCGATTGGGCCGTAAATGAGATGTAAGGCGTGGAATACGAGCCGACCGGGCTAGTCCAAGAATAGCTATCTATTTCGCCACCTAAATTACTTACTGTAAATATAACGTGCTGCCCTGCATAAAGACTTATAGTAGATGCAGTTGAGCTATTTGCTACTATCTCAATATTTGGGAGCTCCACAGTTTCAAAAGGATCAGCATCAGGAGCAGGTTCTAGATTTGTATCGTCACCACTAGGAGCCTCTGCTAATTGGTCTATCCTTGTATCTATTAAAGTCGAGTTGTTTACAATGTACCATCTAGCCATAGAGTGATAAATCCTCGAGTTGGTTATCTTAAGAATCTGCTCTAGTACATCCTTTGCAGTTCTAAAGGTTAGATTTTTAGTAAATAAAGCATACTTGTCTACTACTATATCGTGAAAAATAGTGTCGTTAGTTGCACCTCCATCTTTACGAGTGTCATTAGAGATATATAATCTATGCTCGTGACCTGTCAAAAGTAAAATCTCTTTAAGATAATAGAATAGGTTAGAGGTAGTAGAGTTGTCGCTAGTATCAAAAGGCGCATCAAATCCATTAAGTGTGCCTAATCCATCTACTGCTTCTAGTGTAATTGGATAAGGCTTAGAAATCATCTGCTCTCTAAATCTATCGACTACTAAAAAGCCCTCCCATATTGGTTGAAAAAAGTTTTGACCTCCTGTAACCTCGTCATATATTGAATCTACAGTTTGCCATTCTGCTTCCTCTGCTTCGTAAAAGTTCCCGGTAGTTCCATATCTAAGCATCTTGACCTTATACTCTCTTTCATCGCCTTTATAAAACTCATCGTAGTTGGTGTCATCTGTGGCAAATAAATTAATGATACATCTAGACCCTATTATAGGACTGTAGATGTCATCGTCACCTGTCCAAACTATCTCGACCGGGTTTTCAGTTCCAACTAGCGCATTAACTGATCCTGTATAGTTCTTTTTTAATATCTCTACTTTAAGTCGTCTCTCCTCTACATCTTGAAAGAAGAGCTCGAACTTGACACCATATGTAGCCATTTATAATAATCTATTTCTATTCTTGTCTGCTCGTTGTAGGGCTAGGACTAAATCCTGTCCTTGAACTCTAAACTCTCCACCTACATTTACATTTTGTCTGCGGTCGCCAATCATACCTTTTAATTTATCGAGTGGAGCTATAACCTCTGGATTGCTTCTTGCGCCTGTGTACTCACCAACAAGACCTAGAGTAGGACCAGATACAATGCCTCCATTTGCAAACTTGGCAACGCCACCTCCACCGCCTCCAGAAAAACTAGCGCCAAAGCTCTTTATCATTGCTCCCATTGCTACTAATGCAACCCCCGCTGCAATAGCAGTTGCAGGTGTTTTAAACGCCTTTTTAATTGCAATCATTCCAATACCAATCTTGATAGCAGTCTTACCTATTTGAGTGGCAACCTCTCCAAGAATACCTAGAAGAGCTCCAAAGGCTTGCCCAGCATTCATAGAACCACTAGCCACGCCTTCAATCATATTAGAAAAGCCACTTGCTACAGTATCACTAATGTCTACATTTATAGCTCTAATCTTATCATCTACTTGCTTAAAAGGAGCGATTGCTGCATCTACCTGTTCAGGCTTGATTAACTCACCCAAAGGTGACAAACCTGCTGGCTTTAGTCCTGCATTGACTGTGCCTACCTTTTTTCTGCCTTGAGTAGCTGGCTGTTCTAGAGTTGCACTTTGAGCGCCTTGAATTGACTTATTAAACTTTTCTGTAGCCTCAGCAGCGTTTTTAGCTTGCTTTGCTTCTTCCGCTAGGTTCTTAGCCATTGTTTGGGCTTGCAAACTAGCAAAGGTCATAGGGTTGCCTCCAGATTTAATTAAGTTGAAAAAGGTAGTCATTCTATCTACTACAGGATTCATTCTATGTAGAACCTCAATGAGAGCTACACCTAGAGCGACTACTGCGGTTGCAATAGCTGTAATTGGATTTGCAACTACAATCGCTGAAAGTACTCGCATAGCTCCACTTACTTTACCAACAAATAAAGCGACTTGCCCAAGACCGTAGATTACAACTGGCAAACCAGCAGCAATTCCAGCAAATATTACAATAAGCTCTTGCGTTTCCGGGCTTAATTTTTTGATTGATTTTAAAACTATATTAGCCTTAGTGACTAGCTTGGTAAAAGCAGGTAGTATTATAGAGCCAAATGTAACGCCAAGCTCTTTCATTGACTCTTGGAAAATCCTCATTTGGTTGGCAGCTCCTCCAGATGTTCTAGCAAAATCACCTTGTGCATTTGCGGTTTTAGACATCACATATTGATACCTCAAGTTGACCTTTTCTGCTTGGGTCATTTGCTTGATGTTCTTTTTGATGCCTTGCTCCATCGCAAAGTTTTCTAGGTTTACTTGAGTCATAACAATACCCAAACGCTTAAGACTTTCAGTCTCACCTGTGAAAACACCATTTAAGGCGGTCGTGACCTCCTCAATATTCATATTTTTAAAAGAAGATAAATCCCCTGCAAGACCAACTAAAGAGGTTGATAAATCAGCAGCAGCATCAACACTCAAGCCCATAGAGGTGGACATATCGCCAAATAAAGCAGCCATATCTAAAGCAGTTCCTTGGGCTATCCCAAACTGCTCTAGTGATGTTTTGGCAAAGTCTTTCACCTCGCCACTAGCGCCTTTAAAAGCTACCTCTACCTTATTAACCGACTCCTCAAAATCAGATGCCATTTTAATTGCTGCACCTCCTGCAATTCCCAGGGGCAAAGTTAATCTAGTAGCTAAAGATTTACCTATACCAGATACCTTAGTTCCAAATCCCTTTAGACTTCCCTCTGCTTTCCTTAAACCACTAGAAAATTTATCCGAGTCGAGTAATATATTTACTCTTAATTTTTGTTCTGCCATACTAAAAAAAAAAAAAAAAAAAGGGGGTCATAATTTAACCCCCGCTTTGATAGCTTTATCTCTAAACGCTTTGAACTCCTGTGGCGTAGACTTAGGAACTCTTTTGATAAGTCTATCTTGTGGTAGTGGAAACAAGCTAGTAGGTTTTATCATTTGGCTCTTTTTTGTACACTGCACATTGTACACCATTGCCGATAAGTATCTAGTTTGTTCCCATTGTAAATTAATCTTGATAGTGTGCGCCTCTCCTAGTAGGTGATTTTCCTTCCAAGTGTTAGCCCAAAACTCGTTAGGGCTTATGCCAACCTGTCCTATAAAGTAGTCTAGTATATCATCCCAACTTAGGCGGTTGGCTTCTTCTTTCCCGAGGGCTTAGTTACCTTCTTTTGGTTTCTATCGATACCCATATTAAGGTCATTGCCTAAAATCCTAGAGGTCATCATAGCCTCAATGATTTCTCCTAGCTTATCCTGATCAACATCCTCAAGCCAAGCACCGACTTTATACTCATTGTAGTCTATTTCGTTTCCCTCTTCTTGGTCATAGGCTAAAAGCCCTGAATAGATTAGAGCTCTAATTGAAGATATAGAAACACCACCCTCAAAGATTTCTCCAATCTTGTCAAGTGGTGTATTCATTATATCAGTAAAATTAGCCCAAAAATTCATAGAAAAGTGCATAGTTCGCATTTTCCCACCTATGGATAGGGTATAATACCCTCTTTTTTTGTTTGCCATAATTTTAATCTTTTACGCTATTAAGCGTTAGTAGATTTAGTGATAGAACCTGTCAAAGTGATTGACCCACTATAAGATACAGGGCTCTCCATTTCTGCGCTCATTTCAACGCTAGATAAGAAACCTTCTGCGGTGTAAACATCGTCACCTGTTTCAGCAGTTCCAAATACACAAGTGAGCTGTGTGCGAGCTAGTAAATAGTCTGCAAGCTCGATTGCATTTGCACTGTCATCATAAGCGACAAGTCCATCGAAAGAAATTTCCCCACTCATCACCCCAGCAATTACTTCTTGGAACCCACTACTATCTTTGGTTGTGGCTTCTGGCAAGTCATTGTTAAGTGAAAGAGTGCAAGAGGTTGTGTGTCCAAGTGTAGTAGACTCAATTTTAAGGATCAGGTTTGTTCCGTTAAATACTCCAGTAGTTGCCATTATTATTATTTATTTTATTTTACAAATATACGAATTAAATATTTTTAGAATCTTGTATTATTCTCCTTCGTTATATAAAGCTGTTATTTCTGTTTGTGTTAAGGTCTTATTATATACTTTTACTTTAGATATAAAACCATTTGAATAGCCTGGGCTTGCTAGTCTTAAAACACCAACTGCACCTTTTGCGTTTGAAGCATAACTAGGGTATGAAATCCAAGAAGTGTTTGTACCTGTACCTGCTTTTGTATGCGTAACAGTTTTACTTACGCCATCTAAATAAATTTCTCTTGTAGTATC